ACGGCGTTTGATAACTTCCAGGCCAGTGATACTGACGCAGTGCATTATGTGATTACAGGTCAAAAAGGCGGAAGTGAAAATTTCATATGCGAGGCCACAGTGGTTACTGACGGGACAGGTGTATTTGTATCACAGGGTCCAAATGTAAGCACCAAGGCCACAGACATGTTAGAAATATCAGCAACCATATCCAGCGGTAACGTGGAAGTAAAAGCCAGCTCAACATCTGGCTCATCCACGGTGCAGGCCTATGCGGTCAGATTGAAAGCACCAACAGCCGTAACTTCCACAATTGACTCTTGGGCAATAGCAGACTTCAGGGGAATGAAATATTATCTAAGTTGCACTGCTCCTGATGGATCTGTTTGTAATGCGGAGGCAATGGTGGTGCATGATGGCACCGACGCCTACATAACGACCTTCAATGAACATTTCAGTAACACAGCACATTTCACCCTATCGGCGGCGGTAAGTGGAAGCAACTGTGTGGTCACTGCTACTCCGCTGGTTGGTGACACAGTCGTCAAGTTTTATAGAATTAGTTTGACTGACAGCCTAAGTGATGCCACTGCGGCAGACGTCAAGGCCGTTGGTGCTGTCACTATATCAAGCACCGCAACTGCGATTGACACTTTTGAGGACACAGAACACACAGGAGCCAATTATATCATAGTGGCAAAAAATAGTGGTGAGGCCTCAGCATCTATAATGGAGGCAACAGTGCTGTCAAACGGTAGAGAGGCATTCGTACATGAAGGTCCTTTCGTGTCAAGCAAAGATACACCACAACTGTCATTGACAGCCGAACACAACGGTTCGACGACAGTCACCTTAAAAGCATCATCAACTTCTGGTTCAAGCACTGTTGTGAACGCTTTCAGGATACACATGCTAAGAACAGACAGAGACGCATTTACAACCCTTGACACATTCGCACACACAGACGAGCAGGCGGCGTACTATCTAGTCGCGTGTAAGGATGGTAGCGACAGAGTTCAGTTATCAGAAGTGATGTTGGTGAGCGATGGAACTGATGCCTATCACTCAGTGTTTGATGTCAACAGTGAATCAGCAAGTTCTCCATTTATCACGCTAACATCTGCTGTGAACGGTGCCAACATTGAACTGCGAGGGGAAAGCACAATAGAGCAGTCCACGACCATCACAAACATATTCAAGATTCCTTTGAACAGGCCCACTGGAAATCCTCAGTCAAATGCTATTTTAGATACGTTTGACAAGACCACTCACAGGAGTGCATCATACTTTATCACCATATCAGATTCCAATACAGGAACACTTGGAGCCTACGAGACGCTGGAAGCAAGGGTCACCCATGACGGCACAAGTTCGTATATTTCTACTTTTGGAAGAACCTGCAGTGTAACCACAGGTGATCTTGTTGACTTTACAACTGAAGTGTCAGGGAATGACATAAGGCTGAGAGGTGAGATAAGTAGTACTAATGCCCATAAAGTTACGGTGGTAAGGAGATTAATAAACATCTAACATGACTCAATTAGTTTTAAACGTAGGTACTAACGCAAACGACGGAACAGGAGATACGTTACGAGATGCAATGATCAAGGTGAACACAAACTTCACCGAAATTTATGCATCTGCAGGATTTGACCTCACAACAATACAAGTGACAGGCAATGAAATCAGAGCCACACGTACAAATGACGATATAGTTTTCAAACCGGCCGGCGCCGGAGCAGTGGAATTTCCTGCAATAAGAATCAATGGAAACAACATCGAAGGCACAAGATCCAATGAAGATATCAATTTGATTCCGGCTGGAACAGGAAACGTTGTGTTCGGTGCAATACAGATAGAAGGCACCACTTTGAGCTCAACTGATTCATCCACTATCAATATCAACGAAGGCTTGATTGTTGACGGATCGATGACAGTGTCAGGAGCCACTAACTTCTTGGGAGCCATTTCAGCAGGATCAGGATCCACTGTAGGAAATTTAACTCTTGCGGATGGTTCGATAACAGATTCGTCAGGGGCAATCAGTTTTGGCAATGAAAATTTAACGACAACAGGAACAATGAACGCAGGAACAGGTTCCACATTTGGCAACCTTACACTTGCAAATGGATCTATCACTGACTCCAGTGGAGCAATAAGTTTTGGCAATGAAAATTTAAGCACTACTGGAACTTTGAATGTTTCAGGATTGTCAACCCTAGGGGCATTGACTGTGACAGGAGCAATGACCTTCACAAGTGGAGGAGTCACAGTAGACAACCTTACATTCAACGATAATATTATTTCTTCAAGTTCTAATGCAGACATAAGATTAGAGCCAGGCGGAACCGGATCTGTAGTCATTGACAACCTAACTGTAGATAACAATATCAATATTACTGACAATGAAATAAAAGCGACAGCCTCAAACTCAGATCTTGTCCTATCTCCTTCAGGCACAGGACAGGTTGTTATTGCAAAAGCGGATATTAACAGTGGATCTATAGACGGTACTGTCATTGGTGGAACAACGGCGGCCGCAGGAACTTTCACAACATTGACTGTTACCCAAGCCTTGACACTTGGTCAGATTACAATCGATGACAACACTGTAAAAACAAATTCTTCTAATGCCAACTTAGAGCTATCAGGAAATGGAACTGGTGGAGTAACAATAAGTGGATTTACTTTCCCAGTATCAGATGGTTCTTCAGGTCAGTTTATAAAAACAGATGGTTTGGGAACACTTTCATTTGCATCGGCAGGTGCAACTTTAAATCACAGCGATCTTGCTGATGCATCAACCACAGTTGCAACATCTACTACTAGCACACTGAACACATTTGATAAGACTGTATACAGGAGTGCCAAATATTTCATATCTATTACCGACTCAACAAACAGCAGATTCGAAATTGTGGAGGCCAATGTTACGCACGACGGCTCAGATGCTTATGTATCAACTTTTGGATCAACCACAAACTACACTGGAGGACTTTGCATTTTCACAGCAGATATGTCTGGCAATGATGTAAGACTTAGGGTAACCAATATCTCAGATGCAAGTACCGTTTTCAAATTCCAAAGGATAGCAGTAGACTTATAATTTTACATTAGGTTCTTAGAATCTCAGATAAATAAACTTATCAAAAGGGGATTTTAAAATGGCACAACAAAGTATAAACATAGGATCAAGTGCAAATGACGGCACAGGTGATCCGTTACGAACAGCATTCGACAAAATTAACGACAACTTCACAGAGTTATATGGCTCTACAGCAGAGGCCAATGACCTCATAGAAGATTCAACTCCACAGTTAGGTGGAGATCTAGATGTTAACGGAAGACGAATAACATCAGCAAGATCAAACGAAGACATTATTTTATTACCAAACGGAACAGGTGGGGTAGTGGCATCAGCGATAAGAATCGCTGGAACTACTTTGAGTTCAGATGACTCGTCAACTATCAACATAAACGAAGGCCTGGTCGTGGATGGCTCTGCGAGTGTTTCAGGAGCAGTCACTATGGCTTCTACATTGGCAGTGACAGGCGTTGCAACTTTTACTGCAACTCCGGTTTTCAGTAGTGACATAACTGTCACAGATGATATTAATTTGATATCTGACAGTGCCGTTATAACTTTTGGTGCAGACAACGATACAACTTTGACTCACACAGATGGCACAGGATTAACTTTAAATTCAACAAACAAACTTTGTTTCAATGATGCATCACAGTTCATACAAGGTTCAAGTGCAACAGTATTATCAATCGGTGCAACTGATGAGATCGACCTAACTGCAACTGATATTGATGTAAATGGAACCATGAGTGTAAGTGGAACACTTACAACAGCATCGATTGCCACAACAGGAACACACACGGTTACAGGAACAGCGGCACTAGACGGAGTAACTATCAAAGATAACACGATTGCCTCCAATGCCTCAAATGCAGATCTAGAAATTTCTGCAAACGGTACAGGTAAGGTTGAGATTGAAGGGGTATCTTTCTTTGGAACTACTTTGACTGCGGCTGATTCATCTACAATTAATATTAATGAAGGTTTGGTTGTTGACGGCAATGTGACTGTGTCTGGAACAACAAATACGGCAGACGTGGCTACAACAGGAAATACAACTGTAACTGGTAATAGCACAGTGGCAGGAGATTTGACTGTAGCAGGTTCGATAAATGCAGACAACATTATATCTGCTTCAAATGGTGACATCAATATAAATCCAGCTGGAACAGGTGCGATCAATTTGACGGGCCCTGTAACACACACAGGAACACAGACAACGACAGGACAACTTAACGTCGACAACTTAAGATTAGACGGAAACGTTTTGTCAGCAACATCAGGTGCAATAACGTTGACACCAGCAGACGGCCAGAATGTCACAGTATCAGGAACAAATGTTAAACTGACCGCGGCAGAGGCCAACTTTACATTAATGGAGGCTACAACAGCCAGAGCTGATGTAATTGAATCTGATACATCAAATGCCGATCTAGTGTTTAACACACAAGGAACAGGTGTGTTTGATTTTAACGCGGCAATTAAAATGGCTGAAGTGTCGAAACCTAGTGCGGTTGCTGATCATGGATTTATATATGTCAAAGACGATAGTGGCACTGGAGAGGTTTTTGTTCTTGATGGTGCAGATAACGAAACAAAAATTTCACCGCACAATGACAAAGGCGAATGGGAGTACTACTCACGAAACAGCACTACAGGTAAAACTGTAAGAATCAACATGGAAGCAATGATTCGTGATCTAGAAAAGTTCACAGGTAGCAAGTACATAGAAACTATATAAACAATATTGTACATTTAATACCTAGTCTTTTACAGCATAAGAATGAAGAGACAATGGAATAATAAGCGGCATAAAAAATCGCCGCAATCTGAGATCAAACGCTTGGAAGATGCCATACGACGTGCCAATGACAAAACAGAGCGTGAGAACCTAAAACAGCACATCGAACACTGGATTCGTACACAGAATAATCATAGGTAATTGCCAATAAATACCCTTTGTAAGGAGTAAGTTTAATGGCAACACCAGTGTGGTCTACCACAGCAGGTAAAATTGCATCTATTGACGAACAGTCAGCGTTTTCGCTTCAACTGGAAGCGAATACTAGTGATTCAACGGCCATTGCTTACTCGTTGATTGCAGGAAGCCTACCTCCAGGAATGTCACTTACATCCACAGGCTTACTAACAGGAACTCCGGCTGAGGTTGCCAAAAGAACTCTTTACACCTTCGTCGTGCGAGCCACGGCCGGATCCGCAATCACAGATAGAACATTTACACTAGATGTCAAAGGTGCTGATGCACCAGTGTTCACAACAGTTGCTGGGCAACTTAATAAGCCGCTATCAACAGTCTATACCACAGACAGCACTTCAACTACTGACAGTACACTTACAACTGCGGACGTTACAGGAAATGTTACAGTGTTAGATGGTTCATTTATCGAATTTGACATTGTCGCTACAGATACAGATACTGCCGCAGGACAAAATTTAATATACGAAGTTGTTGATGGTGCACTGCCACCAGGCGTAACAATGACCACCGGTGGAAAAATTTCAGGGGTGGTAGAACTTGCCATAGATGAAGCATATGGACCACAGGGCGGTTATGACTTTGATCCATTTCCAGACTTTTCTGCAATCAATCCAGATGATGGAGGATCACCTACCGCACCAAGAAACATTTATGACAGAACAGTAATTTCAAAATCTAGGTCAGTAAACTATGACTTTATAGTAAGGGTGACTGATGGTGTATCCAGTGTAGATCGTAATTTCAATATTTTTGTTTATTCAGCAGACTACTGGGTGGTATCAAACTCAAATGTTACAATTGATACAACCTTAGTTGGATCAAATCATATTACTATGGACCTTCACACAGGAAGGCCACCGGTATTTGTTACAGATTCCGATCTTGGTACATTTAGACATGATAACAAAGTACTAATCAGGATCGACGTATCGGATTTTGATCCACTACAAGCAGATCTAGAATACAGTATTACCAAAGGATCATTGCCAGCAGGCCTTGAAATTGACATAAACTCTGGAGAAATATTTGGAACACTCGCTAGACAGTCCGCTGTAGAAGTTGATCACACGTTCACCGTAAGGGCAAATAGAACTGTAGCCACAGGATTAAATGTTTTTGCTGAAAGACAGTTCACTATGAAAGTGGTAGGTGAAGTTGATATAGGTATCAGTTTCACAACTCCTAGCACAATAGGTACACTGACTGCCGACATTCCAAGCATATTATCCATAGAAGCAACAGCCGAAGCAAGTGACAGGGTGTTGTCATACTCACTGGTCTCAGGCTCGTTGCCGACAGGTATAACTCTATCTCCACATGGACATCTTATAGGAACAATAGATGCCAGTGATTTCACAGACTCAACAACCTCATTCACCTTTGAGGTCAATGCCAGTGACCAATATCAAATATCTGCTACAACTAAAGAATTTACAATTAACATTGACATACCGCATACATCTGTTGAGTACGGAAACATGACAGGACACTCAACATCGCTGATTGATCAAAATATATTTTACAACATAGCACAAGATCCAAATATCAATTCACCGGAATACATTTATAGACCAGAAGATCCCAACTTTGGAATGAAAAACAAACCAGTCATGCTGATGCTGGCCGGTCTGGAAGCACAGACTCTGACAACTTTCCAAAATCAAATGGAGCAGAATCATGCTCCGAAAACGCTTTACTTTGGTGACTTAAAAACTGCTATTGCTAAAGACGGAACCACGACAAAGTATGAAGTCGTGTATTTAGAAATCAAAGACAAATTGGAAAACAAAGATGGTGAAGCAGTGTCAAGTTCAATTGCACTAAGAGACGCAGTGACCAAACCTGTTCTGGGACCTAGGGCATCGAGTGCCGACGCCACGGCAGACTACGTGGATTACGAAGTTACCACAGACGGTGGACTGTCATTCAGCATCTCAGGATCTAAAGTCAGGTTCGCAAATCAATTGAGTGCGGATCTAGGCTTTGTTGAAACAGTGTATCCAAATGCAGTGGCAAACATGAGATCAAGAATGAAAAGTTTAGGCCACAAAGAATGGGACTATCTTCCTTTATGGATGAAAACAACACAAAGTGGTGACCTAGCACCATTAGGATTTGTTAAAGCAGTACCTATTTGTTATTGTAAGCCAGGACAATCAGCACTTGTTAAGAAAAGAATTTCAGATGGTAATTATAATTTTAAAAATATTTCATTCATAGTTGATAGATACATTGTTAGTAAGAGCAAGGTGGCCACACCAACTTTCACTGCTGACGGATCTACAACGACTTTTGAGGTTGATGAGATTATACACGAAGAGGATATACTGGTAAAAGAAGGAACACAAACTGTTTTTGTTGGACAGGGTGTAACCGCTGACAACAATATTAAACCAACATATCTTACAGCAGACGGAACAATAAGGTCTGCTGATCACGAATTTGGTATAACACTTACACACAACACATCAACCAAGAAAACTACAATTAGTTTTACCAAAGAAGTGCCGTCGGCAGGTACAATAATTAAGGTAGAAAGAGCGAACGATAAATATCTTAAATTTAGAGATAAAGGAATTTTGACAAATGGCAAGTAACATAGTACCAGGAAATGTAGACGGAACATATCCAAAAGCAGGACAGGACAACAGCTCTCAAGGATTCAGAGATAACTTTACTGCAATCAAAAATAATTTCACGGAAGCAGTCACGGAAATTGTGGACCTGCAAACCAATAAGGCCAATATGAATAAGGCCAGCAACTTTACTGATAATGAAATTACAAGAGCAAAATTTAAAGACACATCTCAAACTGTCTTTAACCATGGTAGTATTTCTGGTGGAGCAATAACTTTAAACCACGAAAACGGACACTATCAAACAGCGACAATAACTGCATCTACTACGTTTTCATTTATTAATTTTCCGCCTTCGGGTGCATTAGGAAGAATAATACTTGATTTGACTGTATCGCCTTCGGCATCCACTATTACCTTTCCGAGTGCTACAATAAAAGCAGATAACGTACACGGCAGTGACGGAACATCAGATCAAATATCGCCAGGACTTGGCAGAGTGCTTTATGAATTCATGACACCAGACGGTGGCACAACTGTACTGATGCATCAACTAGGTAAACAGTACGCCTAATAAAAAAGGAGTGTAATGTATTTCCATCCATTACAAGAAGAAATAGGTAACCTCTCCGACGAGGAAATTTCAAAAAGAATTAAAGACCTTTCTAGAAAAGTCAACACCGCAAGAAGGTTTGGGCGTAATCCCGACATGTTAGCACAACTAACGAATGCCTTGAATACTTACAGAAACGCAATAAGAGAAAGAAGAATTGAGGAATGGCACAAGAATAATAAAAAATTGCGAGGAGAGCCAGACCTAGGTGACTTGGTCAACATCGATTAGTAAATATACTGATGTCAAACACATTTACCTGGAAGACAAAATTCAAATCAATTATCATAGTAGACGGAGAACTGTTCTCCAATGAGTACAAAATAAATGTTTCACTAACTCCACACACTGCAGATCTTAAAGAACAGACGCAATATTTCGACAGACTTAAAAATCTTTTTGAACAAGTCTTTGCAAATACAATTACCACTTGGCGAGATGAACCATTGTACTCTTTATTGCAAACCAGTGCATCAAATAGATTTATTGAGTTACCAAAACCACCTTATGATCAAATAATGGCGGCGGTGTGTTTCTGCAAGGCCAACAGCATACTTGATAGTAAGATAGTGGTAAACAACATTCAATTGTCATCGTGGCAGGGTGATGGTATTACCTATACGGTTGACAAAGACAGCAAAGAGCTTATACTTTTAGATAGACCCGATTGGTTTACGGAGAAATTTAGTAAGTTCGATCCATGGTGGTTAAGGGCGGACACGGCAACATATGATCGAGAACTTGACAAAGGCATCTATACAGGACACTTTAGTTGGAACAATCAAAAGATTCCGGTTGACGAAAAGCATGAGTACCATGCTAAAATATTTGAATTCCAACCAAAGGTTTTAGATGGCGGCAAAAACAAAGATAAATGATTATGGTGATGTGATATTCTCAGAAGAGGATGCCATTGATCTACTTTACAACGATCCGCAATTCAACATATCAAAACTGTATTTTAATGACATTGAAAAATACACTGACAGTTTGAAGCAGTTAGGTATTGATTTGCCTGTAATTAACACAGCACCACAAAGATCCAACATTGCTGATTTTGACAGATCCAACTGTGACAAATGGCACATGCCAGAAAAGTATTACCAAATAAATGTTTTACAATGGCTGTTAGACAAATGTCAAAATGACGATGAAAAACAAAGGGTCCAATTGGAATATGATCTGTTTGAGAAGAAGAAGTTTATAAAGGTACTACAGTTTTTAATCTACTTTGTGGACACACTGAGAGCAAACAACATAGTGTGGGGAGTGGGCAGAGGCTCAAGTGTTGCCAGTTTTTGTTTGTTTTTGATAGGAGTACACAAGATAAATCCTTTGTTGTACAATTTAGATATCACTGAATTTTTGAGATGATAAGTAATAGAAATAGGAGCATATTATTATGGTAGCAAGAGCACCCAGGAAAAGAATGTATAGATCGATGCAGGGTAAAATGATCGACATCGATAAACTTAGAGCGGCCAACGAAAACGTTCAAGCAGTTGGTAACATGAATGTAAACGCAAGAGGTGATGTGTTAGGAGCAGGCGGAAAGGTTGTAACAAAGAAAGAAACAGTCATTCAGAAGTACTACGAACAACCTAAAGGCATGGTAAGTGACACTCCACGTCCAAAGGCAATGCCGGCACCAAGTAAAGAACCACCTAAGCGAATGTCCAAGCCTGTGGAAAACAAGGCGACAATAAAGAAGTCAGCACCTAAACCCAAGGCTCAGCCAAAGGCCAAAAAAGGTATTGACGCCGCACTTGACGGCATAGAATAAATCTGCTAAACTAATCCTATAATGGGACATATAGAAGATCTACAGGCAAAGGGTTTTGGCTCACACGGCGGTAAGCAATATACTGTTGAGAATGATATCAAACCTCTGAAGAAGAGAGTGTTAGTTTCTGACATGCAATTTGGTGCCACAAAGTCAAAAGGTGGTATCATCCTTTTAGATGATGATGGGACAGAAGCCGGTATACACCCACGTTGGGCTAAAGTCTACGCGGTTGGTGATCAGCAGGATGATGTTAGAATAGGACAGTGGTTGTTGATAGCACACGGCAGATGGTCGAGAGCATTTAAAGTGAAAAAAGACGGTGAGGAGTTAGAAGTTAGAATGATAGACGAAAACGACATACTGCTTGTTTCTGACGAGGAACCTGAATTCAACAACAGGCAGGCCGGATATATCAACACAGGTGGTATGCAACAGATGACATCACTTCCTGGCAATGACTAAACTTTACAATAAAAAATTATCAGAAATCTTTACTACTCATAGTAAAACACCCCTGGGAGTGTTTCTCAAAGACAAGCATAAACAAAGTTTTGGTTGGCAGTACAACAAAACAGAAAAACTTTCCAGTAAAATTTTCTACGCGATAGGATGTAGTTGGATACAAAGTAGGTTCCTACACAGGGTGTTTCTTAATTCCCACTCCGACTATCTCATGATAAACCGAGCCGTGGGCGGTCAGGGTAATAGCATGATAATCGACACAGTCAAAAGGGACATCGATTTTCTTAATGACCTAGGGAAAGAAACTATGTTCCTGGTGAGTTTCAGTGAGGTAGGCAGGAATCAAAAAGACTTCTCGTATGCCAACCCATCTAGATTTTCAAACGCCCATGATTATTTTTCTGAGATTCTGAAAGCACAGTATTCCGAAATTGCAGGGGTACTGAAAAACGTCAACAGCCACATCACGACCAGTTGGGTGCCCAACAATTTTAATGATAACAAGACCATATTGGATTTCTGTGGTGATTCCATACACGAAAGACCAAAAAGAGATGTATACCACTACAACAGTGGTCTGCATTATTACATGAGTGGCAGGAGACTGTTTGATCACTTCGATCATCTGTCCGCTATAGAGGAGACCGCCGCGGCGGTCAAGTGGGTGATCGGCCATGAGCACGTTGACGAGACCATGCATGTCCAAAGTTATGAACCTTACGAATCTTTCCTGGACGGGATACTATAGTGGTGCAGGATTTCTTACAAAATGAAAAAAATTAAACTCAAAAGAACACACGTCCCAATTGATAAACTAGTAACAATGGCCGAACTAGGTCTAGGCAAAGAACGTCCTTTAAATAAAGAAAAAAGGACATGGATCAGCAAACTGAAGAAACAGTCAGAACCGTTTGATCCTATACTTGTCACACCGATAAAAGACTCTGGATATTATCTATTGACCGATGGATGGCATAGAGTACAAGCGGCTAAGGCCATGAAAGAAAAAGAAATAGAAGCCCTGCCATTACCAGCAGACATAGGAATGAGTATGGCCAAGGCAAATAAAATACTGCGGGATATTGATAGAGAGTATGGATTCAAACTGAAGTGCAGTGACATCATTGGCCAATGGGCTTTCTACAAGGATTGACATATAGAAAATAAATGCTACAATAAGGCATGGTACAACGTTTTGGTTTTTGTTGCAAATGGCTTAACTCTGAATCTGAGTTTGGCGGAATGAAAGTGAATGCCAAGGATCGAGAGCTCAACGGCAGATCGACAACAATGCGTTGGTTGAGAGAACACAAAGACGAGGCAATTCAAAGGCAGTGGGACATCATGACGCACAACACACTTGCCGCACGTAGGCTTGTCCAACGTGTTGGTTCTCTGCCACCCGAACGTAGGATGGTCAGACTAGGTAGCGAGATGCTACAAGGCTACACTGAAAAAGATTGGAAAACATGGTGGCAACAACCGGACCTACAAAAACACCTTGCCAACTTGTTTGCTCCCATAGGCGAAATGGCAAGGACATTAGACGTTAAGGTCAGTTTCCATCCAGGACAATTTTGTGTGCTGTCAAGTGCAACTCCCGAAATTATTGAAAGGAGCATTGAAGAATTTGAGTATCATGCGGACATGGCAAGATGGATGGGATTTGGCAAGAGTTTCCAAGATGGTTGCAAGATCAATGTACACATCTCAGGTAAGCAAGGACCAGATGGCATACGTAAAGCATTACCGAGGCTATCGCAAGAAGCACGTAATCTAATCACTATCGAAAATGACGAGATGGGTTGGGGACTAGACGCTAGTCTTGAACTAGAAAAAGATCTTGCATTGGTGCTAGACATACATCACCACTGGATCAGAGATGAAGAGTACATTGATGCCAACGATGATCGTGTCAAAAGAGTCATAGACAGTTGGCGTGGTCAAAGACCTTCTATGCACTACTCATATTCAAGAGACGAACACTTGGCAGTTGCAGGATTAGGAGATAAGACCCACACAGAGATGCACAACATCAAAGACCTACTGGCAAGAGGTTGTAAGAAACAGAAACTACGGGCACACTCAGACCTGTTACCAAACAGGAAAGTCAACGACTGGGCACTATCATTCTCGGAAAATTTTGACATACAAGTCGAAGCCAAAGGTAAAAATATGGCAACTGAACAATTATATAGACAATACCTAGAAAATTCTATATAATCTAACAAACAATAAAGGATGGAAATGACAGAAGATGTATTAGGATATAGTTCACATGATTGGCGTAAAAATACCGACGACGCAGTAGTTGTGGATGACAAAGGCGAAAAAATATTAAAAGTAAATTCAAGCAGAGTTATTTTTACAAATCCAAAAACATTGAGGGAAGAAACAGTTGACGTTTCAAGACTGGTAAGAGTTTTTGTTAATAATTTTGAAAGTCATAAAAGAAGCGTAAAATAAATGAAAAAATTTATTAGGTGGGTCAGTCTGATTCCATTATTACATGCACCTGCGTATTTTCTTGCTATAGTAGGTGTCATTCTGTTAATATTAACATTTGTATTATGAAAGAACTTTGGGTAGAAAAATATAGACCAAAAACATTGAAAGAATATGTTGTCAGAGACGAAGCACAACGTAACCAAATACAATCATGGATTGATGACAAAGCGATACCACATCTGTTATTGAGTGGTGCCCCTGGAGTAGGAAAGACAACACTTGCAAAAGTTCTATTTGCCGAACTGGATGTCAGCAGTTATGACATACTAGAAATAAATGCATCTCGCGAAAATTCTGTGGACACGGTTAGAGAAAAAATAAACAACTTTGTGCAAATTATGCCTTTTGGTTCATACAAATA